GAAGAAGAGATGCAGGTAGTGCGCCGGATTTTCAGTCTGTACCTGCAAGGCGTAGGCACACAGAACATCGCCAACCTGCTCAACGAAGAAGGAATACCGAGACGGTACAGCCAAAAGAAATGGTACGATACTACGATCCAATATATTCTTACCAACGAGCGATATATGGGAGATGCTCTCCTGCAGAAGTCCTTTACCACTGAGACGCTACCATTTCGGAAGGTAAAAAACAAAGGACAAAAGATGCAGTATTATGTAGAGAACAGCAATCCCGCTCTTGTGGGAAAGGACACATACAAAGCGGCACAAGAGTTAATGCGGTCAAGAGCATCAAACGAAGGCTGCAAGAGAAAACCGGCTCCGCTGACCGGAAAGCTGCGATGCCCCGAATGCGGCAGAGTTTTCCGCCGACAGCTTACAAACGGAAAAATGTATTGGCTTTGCAGCGGCAAATCTGCAGGCAGAAGCGATTGCAAATACAGACGGGTACGGCAGGACGCAGTATACGATACCTTCACAATGATGGTAGACAAGCTGAAGGACAATCGTAAGGAATTGCTTGAACCGTTGATTCAGCAGATCGAAACGATGCAGGAAAAGACAAGCGGCATACAAGATAAGGTGCGGCAGATCGATAAAGAGATCGCAGACCTTGCTGCACAGAACCTCGTCATCACAAGACTTCACACAAGCGGAATCCTGCCCGCCGCAGAATACACAGCACAGACGGCTGAGATTGGCAACAAAATCACGGCTCTGCGTGTGGAGAGAAAAAAGAAGCTCGCCGAGGACGAGGATGACGCATGGCTTCAAAATCTCACAGAGCTGAGCGACATCCTTGAAGAAACCGAACCAACAACCGGATTCGATGAGAAACTATTCGAACAGATCGTGGAGAGCATTACAGTGGATGATCATACACAGCTTACCTTCCACTTGCTCGGCGGGATTGAGCTGACCGAACAAATTGATGAGAAAGGATGGTGCCGGAGCGCATGAAAAACCGCAACCTTCCATACGGATACTACTTTGCAAAGGGCTGCATTGCTATTCAGCAGCAGGAACAGGCAATCGTTACAGAGATTTACGATAGCTATACATCGGGGAAATCCCTGCTGAATATTGCAAAAGACCTCAATGCACGGAGCATTGAATTTATGTCCGGCATCGTCGGTTGGAACAAGGCAAGACTCAAGCGCATTCTTGAAGATGGGAGGTACTTGGGAAACGGTGATTATCCCGCAATTATTACACAGAAAACATACGATGCTGTTCAGAAAATCAAAGATGCACGGAACACACAGAAAGGCGTTGACCGAAAAGCAGATATCTTTCAAATTACCGTACCTGTCAGATGCCCTGCATGCGGCAGCAATATGCGCCGCCGCGCAGACAACCGAATCAAATGCAGACAACAATGGACTTGCAGAAAGGATGACTGCCGAAAGCTGATTGGCATTTCCGATGAGAAACTGCTCGGTAAAATTACCGCTCTCCTAAACGGTATGATTGCCAGTCCCGAAAAGATATGTATTCCAAAGCCTGTGAGCCATGAGCCGAGTACGGAGCTGCGGAAACTGAACAATGAGATAAACAGAACTCTCGAAGGCTTCTCCATCCAAAAGGAAACACTGAGAAGACAACTGCTGCAAAGCGTATCTCTCAAATACGAGGGGATCGACAATGCAGTGTATATAGCAGGGCGATTGAAAGCGGACTTCGCAAATGCGAGTCCGCTTTCAGCATTTTCAATCGAGTTATTTAATCGAACCGTCAGCGAGCTTCGGCTCTGCGAGAATGGATCGGTTATCCTTACATTAACAAATGGTCAGCAGATCGGAAAGGAGTAAAGCATGGAAACAACGGCAGTACAACAGCCTGCGAGAGTGGTGCGGAAAATACAGCCGACCATTGACACGGCAAAACAGCTAAAGAAAGAATACCGACAGCTTCGGGTAGCCGCCTACTGCCGCGTATCCACCAAGCAGGAAGAACAGCTGGGCAGCTATGAGGTGCAGGTCAAGCACTACACCGAGCGAATTCAAAGCGAACCCAAATGGACGTTGGTCGGAATTTACGCCGATAAAGGCATCACCGGGACGAGCGTCAAAAAGCGTGATGAATTCAACAAGATGATCCGCAAGTGCAAGCAAGGCAAAATTGATATGATCATTACAAAATCTATCGCCCGCTTCGCACGAAACACGGTAGACTGTTTAACCCATACAAGAATGTTAAAGGATTTCGGTGTGGATGTATACTTCGAGGAACAGGGTATTCACAGTACCGATCCCGGCGCGGAGTTTTATATCACCATATACGGCAGCATCGCACAGAGCGAATCCGAGAACATCAGCGCCAATGTGAAGTGGGGCAAGGCGCAGAGTGCAAAAGACGGAAAGGTGTCATTCCACTACAAGAATTTTCTCGGCTACCGTAAGGGCGAGGACGGACAACCCGAAATCGATCCCGAACAGGCGGAAATCGTCAGACGGATATACGAAAGATTCCTTGCAGGCGACAGCCTTGCTACAATTGCAGATAACCTAAATGCAGACGGGATCGCAACGCCTTCCGGTAACGGTGAATGGCGCAGAGGAAGAATTGCTTCAATCCTTACCAATGAAAAATACAAGGGTGACGCTATCATCAATAAGACCTACATTGTGGACTGCCTCAGTAAAAAAGTAAAACCAAATAATGGCGAGCGTCCAAAATACTATGTGGAAAACAATCACCCTGCTATCATCGATGCAGTCACCTTCGGCAGAGCGCAGGAAGAAATGGCAAGGCGAAACGGAAAGCGAAAGACAAAACAGGTCGGCACAAAGACCGAACGAGGCAAATATTCAAGCAAATATGCGCTTACGGAATTGCTGATCTGCGGAGAATGTGGAACGCCATACCGTCGATGCACATGGATGGTCAGGGGTGAAAAGAAAATCGTATGGCGGTGCATCAACCGACTCGACTACGGCAAGAAATACTGCCATGAATCCCCAAGTATTGAAGAAAGCATATTGCAAAAAGCCATTATGAATGCTATAATGATGACAGCAAAGCAGAACATCGAAGTGCTGAAAACCCTCAAACTGCATATAGGTATGGGACTGGCTGCCGAAGAAACCGAGGACAAAAGGCTTGATATCCAAATACGGATCGCTGAAATTGACGCTGAATTCAAAGCGATGGTAAATGCGGTATCCGCACAAACAGCGGACACTTTTGACGAGGGCAGAGCAACAGAACTAATGAATGAAAAAAGCAAGTTGCTCGGACAGCTTGAACAAATCCGCACTGCGATGCAAAAGCGTGAAAGTGCGAAATCAAGACTTGATGAGATATATACCATCCTCGACGGACTGAAGAACCACCCGCTGACTTACGATGACCAACTCATCCGACAGATACTCGAATGCGTAATCGTAGAACCCAAAGAGAAAATCAAAATGGTTTTTGTGGGAGGCTTAGAACTGATACAACCACTTGAATAAAATTGCGTGAGAGTTCAAAGTCGTACAGTAAAAACGAAAAAATATCTTTTCCGTCCCGCTTAGGCACTTAAATCCACAACTAATCTGTTGTGGATTTGTTTTTTATAAAAAAATAAAGAGGACAAGTCCCCTTTATTTTTTAGATACTGTTTCCTTTATGACATAATCATTCATCAGATTCATATAAACCTCGATTTTGTCAGGGTAAATCAGCACCTTATTGACATACTGCTCAATGATGATTCTGCGGTTTGCCAACGCGCCGTTTTTTAACTGTTTTTCAGCCATATGAAACAGCTTGACAATTTCTTCTTCGCAGTATATATCTCCTTTTAATGCTATTTCAGCATCCGATAATTCATACTGAATTTTTTCTTTTTGTTCCTCTAATTCGCGTAGCTTTGTTTTCAATGCGGAAGAACTTGTCTCAATTAACAGATCAACTGCTTTGGTTATTTTGCGTTCTACCTCGGCAAGCTGATTTTTCAGCAGTTTCGTTTTCTTTTTAGCGCTACCGTTTTTATCGGCTATGTATTCGTTATATTCAGAAACCAACATTGGGATCACCTCGGGATTAAACAATACATTTGACAGCTTATCAAGAACGATAGATTCTAATTTGTCCCGATTTATTTCAGGATTGGTACATTTATCGTTCCGTTGATTCCGTCTTGTGCATTTATAAGAAATGTAGAGAGGGTGATCGGGGCGCGGCTTTCTTAAATTGCCCGCATAGGGACTGCCGCATTCTCCGCAAAATATTTTTCCGCTCAACAGGTATTCCTGCTTAGCCGCAAATTTCGCAGCCTTGTGACAGCGTTCTTTCATCTTAACCTGTGCTTTCTGAAAAGTCTCCTCGCTGACAATCTCAGGAATCCCACCGGGAATTCTGATAACCGCTTCTTCGTCATACTCTCCGAAGCGCACATATTTTCCTGTCGGATTTCGTTTTGAATCCGTCACATATATATAAACTCCGGTGTAGCGTTCATTACGCAGAATATTGTTAAGTGAATTTTTCGCAAATGGCAGTCCTCTGCGCGTTTTATATCCTTTCCGATTCAATACATTGATGATATCGCCGTAAGAATACCCATCAATATACATCTGGAAAATAAGTCTGACCGCTTCCGCTTCATATTCATTGATAATGTATTTTTGAGTATTTCTGTCTACAGAAAATCCGAGAGCGGGAGGTTCGCCTGTCACCCTGCTGTTGAGGGCATTCTCCCGCAGTCCTTTTTTTACTTCCCTTGACAGATTGAGAGAATAGTATTCGTTCATTCCCTCTATCACAGATTCCAAAATCACGCTTTCAGGGTCATCCTGAAAGTTTTCCAAAACAGAAATCAAGCGCACATTATTCTTTTGAAGAATACCTTTATAAATTGCGGAATCGCGTCTGTTTCGTGCAAATCGGTCAAGCTTATGTACAATTACCGCATCAAATTTTTTGTCGGAGCTGTCTGCGATCATCTGCTGAAACTCAGGACGTTTGTCAGATGTACCGCTAAGTCCTCTGTCTGCGTAGGTTTGGAGCAAAACGAAACCGTTGCTTTCGCAATATTCCTGAATTGCTCTGACTTGTGCTTCTATGGATTCCTCCCGCTGTATGTCGCTTGAAAATCTTGCATATGCTACCGCGCGTTTCGTTTTGCTCACCTCCTTCAATTAAAATTCACTTACATGTTTTTTGTTATTCCGTGTCGGCTTCTTTGTCGGACACGGCGACAGTTTCCAACATCCGACAGAGCGCAAGCAAATAATCTGCAAGCGATATTACCGTAGCCGTCGGAACGAATATTACTTCGCGTTCAGTCTTTTTCATAGCTGTTCTCCTTCTGATTCTGTATGAATGTAATTGAGTCTCCAAAATCCTTTCTGATATTCAATTTCATACGGAAGCGTCATCTCCCGTAGGCGATTATTCAGTGCATTATGCATTAAATTGGTTCGCCTCGGCTGTGCTTCTACATTTCCGCTGTTTTTATATGCGCGAGCTATTATACCCCGCAGAATTTCCTGCTCGGTCTTGTCTAAATCGGTATTTTTGTATTTTTCATAAAAGTCGTCGATCTCGCTGACAAGCTCGGGATGCTCCTTTTCAAACCAATTCTCAACTTCACGCTGAAAAGTGGTTTTATTTTTTAAAATACGATCAAAGAAGCGCGCCATACGAGAGATGTAAACATAGGCGCATTTATTTTTCGTCACCGTATGTAGTTGAACAGAAAATAAATTTCGCATCGCAGGATCTTCAGCATCCCAAAGCTGGTTTACAAAAGCCCGCATTTCCTTATCCGTCTTGATTTTGTCAAACTGCTGTTCAAGATTCAGCGCGCTTAAATACTTTTTGTACCGAAAGGCAATTTTCTGCATAGGCAAATCCTGAATCCATAACGTAACGGATTCGTTTTCAGCAAGGCGTTTTCTTCCCGCCATTTGCATCATGGACGTGCGATTGTCAGAAACAATGACAATATTTTTTAAAGCAGGATCGTGAATATTTACCCCGCAATCCAAAACGGAAGTGCAGATCAAAACCTGACTGTCGAATTGTTCATTGGTGAGCAGCTCGCTCCACCCCTCGCTCCCTTTCCTTGAAGAATCAAAATAGATAGTCGGAGCTTCAATAGCGTTCATCAGAGCTTCTGCCTCGTCTTTGTTGTCAATGAAAATAAGCCACTTATCTTTTGGATTTTCATTGATTTGAGGAATGATTTCCAAGAAATCCTGAAAGAATTTCAAGTCATATTTGTCGAAATTCCGTTCAAAACAGTAGCGCTGAATAAAGCGATTTTCCATAAAAAGGCGATTTCGCGGTGATGCAAAAGAATCCTCAAAATTTCGGTAATTTTTCTCCTCTTCCTCCGCTAACCGATGCAATACATCCCACGGCGTTGCAGTAAGGTAAATGCGGATTGCTTTGCAAAAACGTGATGTAATCAAGTTTAAAATAGTATCGCAGTTTCTATTGAACATACTGTCGGCGGTGAAAAAATGAGCTTCATCAGCGATTACGTACTCAATGTTTTCACACCATTCGCGGTTTTGTTCGTCTGATAAAAAGCCTATTAGACGATGGTAGGTCAAAATTCTGACAAAACCGAAATCTTCTTGCGCTTGGATTCCCTTGTCGGTTAGCATCCCCTGTAACGGGCTTTCCAAAATATGCATAATTTTCAGCTTTTGCTGAACCGACAGGGCAATACGGTTACTTATCAGCAAAAGATTTTTTCCTTTGCGCTTTGCTCGTGGCAACAGCTCCTGATAAACAAACGTTGTTTTCCCCAGTCCCGTCGGAGCGTCAATGAGAATCGGATACCGACAATCCCAATCGTCAATTTCATCAATCAATACGTCGCTGACGCTTTGATATGGGACATGTACCGTGTGATAGAATGGATGATCCGACCGATCATCGTAAGGAATGTGGCATTGAACCTCGACTTGTGATTTTTTCTTTTTCAAAGTTGCATCCTCCTAATTTTTTTATAAAGCGCTGACAAAAATGACAATTTGACAAATCATTTCTGTAGCTCTTCATTGCAAATACAGTTTAAACCTATTTGCCACAACTTTATAGGAGATTTTTCAGATAAAAAAGCGTTATTGAAGACTTTTAAATAAAAAAGAGCTTCGCTGATTAACGAAGCTCCTTATATTTTCAGCATAAAAGCGCCAATTAAGGCGCTTTTGAATAAAGTGTTGCTATCACATTAGTTTGTAAAAATTTATCAAGTATCGTTCTCGCAATTTTTATTTTCTTACAGTTAAGTTTTTTAGAATCTTTTTTATTTTCGTTTGGTTTATTTTTCTTCTTTGGTTTGTCTTTGATATAAAAATTTATTTTCTCATGCTTTTCGATTATGGGGTAATCGTTTAAACAAAATTGAAACAATTCATATATAGCATCATTTTGACCATTAAAAAACGGCTCAAGTATTTTTGTCTCGCGTTTTTCAAATAAGAGACAACTTTGCTTTCCACCGCTCTTTCTAAAATAATCTTATCGCGAAATTTAAAATATTCCGATGGATCTGAAGATGCATATGATGAAAAGAAATCAGGTATATATGTATCATATCTTAATATTTGATATGCTTCTGAAATATAGCTACTATTAGCTTTGATAGTTCCCCAACAAATATTAAATTGTTCATATGGAATTTCAACTTTGTTATTTAAGGTTTGTTTTTTCTGTTGCCTAAACTCTATAATATATTTTTCCCGAAGTTCTTTCAAGTTATCAATGATGTAATCAGAAATTTTTGATATTATTGTAAACGGCATGCGGGTTTCAATCCTAAACATGTCTATCCATTTTAAAATGTAGTTCAGATGCATTTCTGTTGTGTCAGGACAGGCAGTATTTGCAGTTTGATTATCTTTGATTTTTGCATTTTCATATTGACTATCAAACGTCTCAAAATCAGCTACAAAATCAGTATCAGAAATGCTGTGTGAATCTATAATTCTACCGCTTATTAAATGTTTGAACAAATAGAATGGCTCTTTGTCTAATGCACCAGAATTGGAATAAAACAAGTCAAGGTTTAATATATCGTATTTTCGTCCTGTTTGAATGTTTTTCATTTCAGTAGCTGATGGTATATATACTCCAGCATATTTCGCATATAGTTTTCTTAAGTTTTCATGACCTGAATGCATCTTTTCTTCAAAATACCGCATTCTTCGTAATTCATTTTCATACTCATCTTTTTTATATATTACATTATTCTTATTGTGCTCATCATAGTATGCATTAACTGTTGAGAACATTGCCTCATTTTCTGTTTTCATACCAAAAGACAACACAAAAAATCTTGCTATGATCTCATCAACATAATATTTTGGAAGATTTGACGGTGTTATTATATCTTTAAACTCATTATAGATATAATTTTTTATAACCGTTCTCAAATGTTCAATCATCATTTTAACTCCGACAGTCTGTTTTACATTTATAACATCATTATATCACATTTAATAAGATATTTTCAATTCAAAAAGCCGTAATTACAAGGACGCTACAAATCTTTTTATGTAGCGCCCTTGCATTTGTTTTTACTTCTTCCTATTTCTCAGCGGATTTTTCACACCTCTGCTGACAAGGTAAACAGAAGCCGCGAGTATCGCACCCTCCGCAAAGGATGCAAGCGGCGTTCCCGCGATTGCAAACAAAATCGACATATCCTCACCCCCTTGCCGCTTCGGTATGCTTGGCGCTGATCGTTTCCATAAGGCACAGCACCGCTAATGTAATTACAAATCCAAGTAATGTCCATTCCATTTTCACTTCACCTCTTTTACCTTTCTGTAAAATGTACTTGATTTCAGATTTAACCGTTTCATAGCTTCTACGGCGGTAATCTGACCGCTCCTCCACATGGATACCACCGGAACAAGCTCCGCGCGCTCAATCGGCTTTCTTCCCTTATACACGCCGTTTTCTTTGGCAACGGCGATTCCTTCCCGCTGTCGTTGTAAAATATATTCCCGCTCCAATTCCGCTACCGCCGCAAATACAGTGAGCATGAATTTGCCTGTAGGCGTAGTTGTGTCAATCGCTTCTTTCTTGGAAATAAACTCCACCTGTTTTGCGGATAACTGCTCCACCAAGTCAAGCAGATCGCGGGTATTGCGGGCGAAACGGCTGATAGATTCCACTATCACCGCATCACCCTCACGGACAAAGTTCATCATGCGTTTGAGTTCGGGACGGTCGGTGTTCTTTCCGCTCATGCGGTCAATATATACCTGTTCCACACCCGATTCACGCATCATTACTTCCTGTCGTGCCGTGTTTTGATCTGCCGTACTGATTCGTATATATCCGATTTTCAATTCTTCACCTTCTTTCCTGCAAAGCAAAACCGTCTGTAAGAGTTCATCCTACAGACGGTTTATGTTTTTATTGCTTTTGTTCGCTCAGAGGGACAAAGCTCAATCTTCAACTGCATCCCCATTCCGTCCGCAAGCCGTACCAGTGTGCGGAGCGACGGATTTGTATTTCCCGTTTCAAATTTACTGATATCTCCCTGAGCAATTCCTGTTTTTTCAGCAAGCTCCTTTTGGGTAAGTCCAGACTTCTTTCTCGCTTCAACAATTGTCTGAATTACCGCGTCTTCTGAAAATGACTGTTCATCCTGTGTGTTTTCTTTTGTTTTCATTGTTCTTCGGCTCACTTCTTATAGATATCTCCGCGGTTTCCTGCATTAACAATCCGAACAATCAGCCGCTCATTTTCTACCGTATAAATGACGCGATAGCATCCGACACGCAGACGGTAATACCCGGGGTATCCTCTCATTACTTTACGGTCTCCCTCGTCAGGCAGTTTGTTAATCGCGCTCAGAAGCCTTTTTCTCTGTTCGGGAGACTGCTTCAGAATGAATTTCTGCGCGGGCTTCTCAAAAAGAATCTCATATTTCATTCAGATCGACCCCGCTCAGTTTTGCCATTTCCTCCATAGATACAAACTGTCCTTTTTCATCGGACGCTTCATATTCAGCGCACAGCTTTTCACAAAAAGCGTCGTCCGCCGCATCGTCCGCAGTAATACCCTGCAAATATGCGATTACATAACCGAGCTTATATGACGGAACATTTTCAAGCAAACGCATAGCCATTTCTTTTTCGCTCATAATTACCCCTCCGAGCCATATGGATTTTATCCTAAATATATAATATAGGATTTACTCTATTTTGTCAATAGCTTTCGCTATTTCTTTTCTGTTATTCCCAATAGCCCCACTGTTCAATATGGCATATGCCAAAAGGGGAAAAACAACCCTATCGGCATAGCGTGCAGGTCTCCCATTAGGGCGTACCCCAACGGGAGATAGTATCTACCACCCGCAATATAAAAATTCTTCAATATCATCGGTCGTATATCCCTCCTCCAAAAGATAGTCAATCGTGTCGCCCGTATATCCGAAACCTGAAGCAACGGATTTCAGTTCGCTCACATATTCGGCGTTATCCGCAAAGGTATGCGCATACGGATAGAATGGGCGGCGGTAATAATCGCAAATCAGCAGATTCTCCGTATTGAAATGCGCTCTTGTCTGCTTACCTTGTCGGTCAATTCTCAGTATCTCCCCGCAGGAGAGTTCCACCTTTGCCGCCTTTCCGAGATGATACGGTATGCGCTTCAAAGCCGCTTGCAGGATTTCCTCAGTGGACGCATAAAGATAGATTCCCGCTTGCTCATAGTGATATATGCACATGGGATTGTCGCCCTTTACAAAATACACATTGTCCTGTCCGTCAAGTACGGTGATTGTAAAGCTCCCCATCAACTGTTCCGCAATATACCGCAGACTGTCAAAGTCAAGCGTTCCGCGCTTCTCAATCAACTGCACCGCAACATAGCTGTCCGTTTCAATTTTTGTATCGGGCAGTTTTTCTGTTTTCTGCAAATCGCAGTCGTTATACAGTACGCCGTTATGGGCAAGGGCAAAGCGGGCATTGTCAGCGCTTCCGCAAAACGGATGATTATTATAGTTCTTCCGCTCGCTCCCCTGGGTTGTCATGCGGGTGTGTCCCATAACGGCGGTAACGGCTTCGGGCAGACGAAAGCCCATGAAGCGAGCGGGCAGGGGGCGCTTATATATGCAAAGCCTGTCGGCGTAGTTATAGGCTATGCCCGTTGCGTCCCTTCCGCGTTCCTCACAGGCGGCTGACAAGATCGACAGAAGCTTATTCTGCTGTTTCCTTGTCAGATTTCTTTTGTAATCAAGCATTCCGAACAGACAGCACATTTATATCTCCTCCTCTCCGCTCACAGGCTCGTTTATGTATAATCTGCGCTCTTTGAGATACTGCACAAGCTCCGGCTCGGAGCATCCCGATACAAATGTCGTCCACGACAGGGATTTCATTTCCTCGTCAGACAAAGAAATCGCCGCATCACAGACCTTATCGACAAGCTGTAATGTGGCGATTATGGTATTCAGTTTCAGCGTTCCGCGAAACATGCGGAACTCAATGGTGCCGGCGTTTTCAAGATTGATACACACATATCTTCCGCCCTGCGTACCTTTCTTGGTGTGGTCTAAAATATCCTTCGGCTGTTCCTTGTAGCCGTACCGCGCCGCCCAACGGGATAGCTGATATTCTGTCCTACGGGAGAATTTCAACAACTCCTCCCAATGCTTTTCAAAGAAAAAGAGGACACGGGCAATGCAAGCATCCTGTTCGGTGGGCGTATCTCCGAATGCGGTTCGGTTTACATGAACATGCAGACCGCAGGTGTTCGCCTTGTGGGACAGATACCCCATGCCCCTTAGTTCGTTAAGTACGCTTCCACGGCATTTCACTGCGGTGATAGTCCAGCGTCATAGGATGGGTGACGATTTCAAATCCGTCGTCAAGAGATCCGTCGTGCTTGCAGTAGACGCGCGTACTTCTGCGATTGGCAATCTCCATGACTGCATCCGCGCTGTCGTCGTCCTCTCCCGCGCTGTCCACCTCCAATTCCACGCCGAAAAAACGCTTTCCCTCGCCGTAGAATATGGGGGACGGCTTATAGTAGTATTCGTTGATGGAGTGGTTTTCGCGCTCCATATGACAGTCATAGCAGTATGCGTCCTCATCCTCATAATCGTCATAGTACGCGTCCTCAGTGCGTATCAGTCTTCCGCAGGACGAGCAGGCAGTGTAGCAGTTGTCATAACAGCTTTGGCACAGCGGCATATCGTTTGTTCCGCTGTTGTCGATGTTCCAAATCCGCTCCCCGCAGTGTGAACAGATAACGGTTTCACTGCTAAGACAGCTTGGGCAATAGCGCTCTCCCTCAAATTCAATCAGCTGTTCGAGAGGGTACGCCTCTCCACAACTTTCACAGGTGGTTTCTTTCATTGTCTTTCCTCCGTAAAATAAAATTATCCGAAGCGAAATGCTTCGGATTCTTACTTCTATGATATACAATTCAAGAAACAGGCTATCTCTATTCGTCGTCAAACATTAAAAACTTATATACAGGCACATTTAATACCCTTGCAATGTCAAAAAGCGTATCAAGCGATACGGCTTTATTGATGTTTGGCGCTTCTACATGACCGATAAAAGCGGGTGTGCGGTCTATCTTTTCAGCAAGCTGTTCCTGCGTAAAGCCTTTCAGTTTTCGGTAGTACGCAATTTTTAGTCCCAACTGTAAATATTCCGATTCATATATTGGTTTCATATCGTCACCTCGCTTTATTATATTATTTTATCAAATATCGACAGGTATTGACATGAGCCTATGATTATGATATACTATCTGTAAGTTATAAATATATTTCGTACAGTTCATTTCAAGGGAGAATCGGACAATGAAAATATTTGATATTATTAAATATTCCGGAGAAAATGATACTTTTGTATGGAAGTTTCCGGGGGAAGATTTTAATACGCTTTCACAGCTTATCGTATCCGAATCACAGGAAGCAGTATTTTTTAAAGACGGTAAAGCTTTGGATTTGTTCGGAGCAGGAAAATACACGCTTCATACACAAAATATTCCCTTAATCAGGCGATTCGTCAATTTACCCTTTAACGGTGAATCTCCGTTTAGCTGTCAGGTGTATTTTATCAACAAAGTTGTTTCTATGGATATTATGTGGGGAACAACGAGTCCAATTCCGATTCAGGATGCAAAATATCCGATTATTTTACCTGTGAGGGCAAACGGACAGTTTGCGGTAAGAGTTACAGATAGCAAAAAACTATTGATAAATTTAGTTGGAACAATCGACAGGTTCGATCAGGTTACGCTAAAAAAATATTTCAAGGGAATCCTGCTTACCAACATAAAAGATTACATTGCAAAAGAATTTATAGAAAAACAAGTTTCTTTTCTCGAAATTCATTCCCATTTGAAAGATATATCAAATGGTATTTGCTTTTCTCTTGAACAAGAATTTGAAAAGTACGGAATCGAACTTGTCAATTTTAATGTAAACGAAATTACACCGCCTGAGGATGATCCTTCGTTTATTCAACTTAAAAAGGCTTTAGCTGAAAAAACGGTTATGGATATCAAAGGATATAATTATCAGCAAGAACGCGCTTTTGATGTGTTAGATAAAGCGGCAAAAAATGAAGGCTCTGCTTCCAATATTATGGGAGCGGGAATGGGAATCGGCATGGGATTTAATTTAGGCGGTGTGATGGGAAATACCATGTCAGGAGCTATGGGTAATGTTACACCCAATATGCAACCGACAAATCAATCTGACAACAACATAATTTTATGTCATGTCTGCAAAGCCGAAATTCCGAATCATTCTAAATTTTGTTTGCAATGCGGTACAAAAGTAGAAGCTTCAAGTGCAGATGAAATAACCTGTCCGAAGTGTCAGGCAAAAGTGCCGAAAGGTAAATTTTGCTTGGAATGCGGCACGCTTCTTGAAAATAAATGCACTAAATGCGGAGCAATTCTTTCCGATCATGCAAAGTTCTGCATGGAATGCGGTAATAAGGTTGAATAAGGGTAGGATGTCGTATGGCACAAAAGAAAGTATTTTGTAATGTTTGCGGGCATGAGTCCGAAATTGATGCAGGCAAAGAGTTTTTCTTCTGTCCGGAGTGTGGTAATAAAGTAGCTGTTAAAAAAACTATTCCTCAAACTGTTACTTTAAATACAGAAACAGATACGGTAAAAGATACTGTTACTGAAAGGCTAAAAGAAGTAAAATTTTACTATCAGTTAAGTTTTGATAAAAAAGAATATAAAAAAACTGAGAGCGATCCTACCTATTATTTGAAAGCTCAGGATTTGCTTGTAGATTTATCAACACAATTTCCTGATGATTACCGCATATGGTTGCGCGTTTTCGGAATATCAGGAAGCTTGTTTATAAACAGCATTCCCTTGAAGCAAGATAAAGAATATATTAAACGGCTTTCCGCAACATCAAAAAAGCCGATTATTACTTTATCAAAAGTTTTCAGTTAAGGAGAGGGAATTTATATAGATATCAAAGGAGAATTACAAAATGAATTTTGATATGATTTCAATGAAACAGAGAGCGAAAGCGCTGATGAAAAGCGCAGCTCCCAAGCCAACGGTAATCGGCGCGTTTTTTGCAATATTAGTATTTGCTTATTATATGCTGTTTTTCTATGTTTGCGAAAGCGAAAAAATATGGCTTTTGGTTATCACGGAATTGGTTTATCTGAATTTCAGAAATTGCTGTAATTTCTATGCGGTAAAAGTCAGCCGAGAAGAACAAACCACGTTTGGCGACTGCTTTTCCGCATTCCACAAAAAGCCTTTTAAAATACTGCTGTTAAGTTTTGTCCGTGAAATCTTATATGCAGTTGGATTATGTGTAATGATAGTAGGCCTTGTTTTCCCGATTTATTGGTTTCGGTTTGCAGGGTACATACTCAGAGATGAAGATGTCGGAATCTTCAAAGCGCTTGCTAAAAGTAAAAAAATGCTCAAAGGTCATTATAATGAATTGATTAAGCTTGATATCAGTAATTTGGGGTGGTATGCGCTTATGTATTTTACATTCGGTGTTGCCGCCTTCTATGTAAAGCCGTATACAGCCATTGTTTATGCCGAATTTTATGATTATATCAAGGCACAGAACGAATTTTAGGTAAAGATTTCTTGCCTACAAATCTGCCTACAAAAAAAGAAATGAACACTAAAAAAACGAAATAACACACCATAACATTAAGCGTAAAGAAAATCCCGATAAACCTTGATAATACAAGGGTTTACCGGGGTTTTTACGGTATTGATTAAAGCTCCTGAAAAATGCCTGATTCGTACTCCTAAGCGGTAGATATAACAGCCGCAATTAAGAGTAATAAATTTTTGATGCTTTCATCATAATCAAATTATCAATGTAAACTGAAATTACAAGCAATATAATCATGCAATAGTCGTTGACATATGATAAATTTAGTGCGCCGCCCACCTTGTTATTTGCGTGGGCGAATCCATTTTGTATAAATATAATCCCGCTTGTATTTATTAGCGCCCCCGCAAATCCCAAGCTTTGCGGCGCACTAATAAAATAAGCTTTCATATGAAAACAATACTAAATCAATGAATATTTTGAATATATTCGCCTATTCTATCTATACATTCGCTTATTTAGCACTCAATTTATGCTTATCATATGCGCACAGCGTTGACTTTCGCATAAACTTATGTTATAATTAGGCGAAAACAATGGAGGCAGGCGAATGAGAATATTCAATTACAACCTTTTGAAAGACCGTCAATGGGACAGTGAAATTCTCGGACTTGTTGCTCAGATCCACGAATTTAAAGGACGGCAGGAACTATATTTGAGACAAAAACCTGCGGTTTTGGATAAGCTTGTCGAAGTGGCAAAAATACAAAGTACAGAAGCGTCCAACAAAATCGAGGGAATTGTAACAACAAGCACAAGAGTGAAACAGCTGTATCTGGAAAAGACCGTTCCCCGTAATCGAGACGAGGAAGAAATCATGGGATATCGCGACGTGCTGAATACCATCCATGAGAGCTACGAATATATCCCGCTTCGTTCTTCGTATATTTTACAGCTTCACAGAGATCTCTACAAATATTCCGAAAAATCAATCGGCGGTCGGTTTAAGAATACGCAGAACTTCATTGCCGAAACACAGCCGGACGGGAATCAAACGGTACGATTCATTCCTCTCGCCCCATACGAAACGCCGGAAGCTATCGACGCAATATGCGAGAGCTTTAATCAGGCGATTGATTCCTGCATCGTTGATCCTTTGGTGCTGATCCCGATTTTCATAAATGATTTTCTTTGTATTCACCCATTTAACGACGGCAACGGACGTATGTCAAGATTGCTTACAACGCTTCTGCTCTACCGTTGCGGATATGTTGTAGGGCGTTATATCAGCATAGAAAGCAAGATTGAAAAAACAAAGGCAACTTACTATGACGTATTGGAGCAAAGCGGTTTGCAATGGCACGAAGCTAATAACGCCCCTGCGCCGTTTATTAAATATCTGCTGAGTATTGTTCTTTCCGCTTACCGCGATTTTGAAAGCCGTGTTGATGTGTTCTCCGAAAAGCTTTCTGCGTATGAGCTTGTAAGAAATGCGATTGACAGCAAGATAGGCAAGTTTACAAAGAGCGATATTATGGAGCTTGTTCCATCACTCAGCAAATCCTCTGTTGAAAATGTGCTGAAAAAACTGACGCAGGAGAATGTCATAAAGCGTCACGGCAAGGGAAAATCCACGTTTTATACCCGAAACAGCTAATAAAAAGGTATCCGCAAGCGTTAAAAACAGTTGTGGATATGAAACCAAGCGCTCCTTCTCCGCCATCAAATAAAAAAAGTCAATTGCTAAATGGCGATTGGCTTTTTTACATTACACGGGTTTTATATAAAGATAAAGCCTCGATTTGATTATAAAACGCTGTGACCTGTGACACTGCAGCAAACATATGCTGAACAATCAATTGGCAAGTAATAAGTAATTCGCATATTCGCATACATGTGGCAAAGCTACAGAAAGATTTTTGTTTACAACTCTGAATTTGTTTTTTGCCACGTTGCAACAAATGTCAATTTGTTGTATAATTATATAAAAAGTGCGGGGGTATGTTATGATATTGGATGTTTCTGATGCCGCTTTTAAAAATAAATTAAATGATAAAAAACTCTATCTCCCGATTCGATGGAATGGCTCTGACTTTGCCTTTGGATAA